TCTAGAAATTCACAACATGCAAAAGCTGAGGCAGCAGACTTCGAATGTGTTGGAGTTGATAATGCTGAAGTTGCTGATTGGATTAAAATGAACCTTGAGACAGATCAATTGATCCTCGAGTTCTACACTCCTGGTGAGCCCAATTCTGGATGGATACATTGTAGTTGGATACCTGAAGGAAGACGTGAGCAATTTATGCACGCATACAAATCAGAAGGTAAAACAAAATACAAACCTATAATTGGTAAAGCAAAAGATCTAATTTAATAGTGAATTTATATAACATACACAAAGTAGATAATTTTAATGAGCATAAAAATAAATTAATAAATCTTATTAATAAAATTCCAGAAACTTCTATAAAAGAACAAAAACAAAAAATATCACATACGGATTGGCAAATCCCAAAAACAATGAAAAGAGAGTATCTTGAATATTTTTTTAAAAAAATCTTTAAAAATTTTGCAAAAAATATTTGTCATAAATTTGATGCTCAATCGATTGAGGTAATTAATATGTGGTTTCAAATATATAAAAAAGGAGATTTTCATAATTTACACAGACATCCAAATGCTCATTTCACAAATGTTTTTTTTGTTAATTTACCAAATAAAAACCTAAAAACTCAAATATATAGTCTAGAAAAAAATATTATAGATGTTAGTATTGAGGAAGGAGATATTTTAAGTTTTCCTGGTTTTTTAAAACATGAATCTTTAATTAACACTTATGAAGAAGAAAAAATTATAATTTCTTTTAATATCAATCTAATCTAAAGGAGATAAAAAATGGCAATTGGAAGAGGACAAATATCTGCACAAATAGACGGTAAGTTAAGAGGTGCTAGAGGTGAAAAAAAGAAAAAATTACAGGTTAAAAAGAAACCCAACAGCAAAAAACCTAAGGTCTTCAAAGTTTAAGCTAAAAGTGATACAATCGAAGAAATTGTATAACCGTAAAAAGGATAATAATGGCAACTTCAGGAACTACAGCATTTGATTTATCTATTGAAGAGATAATACAAGAAGCCTATGAACGATGTGGGATGGTTACTACGAGTGGCCACAGTCTAAGATCTGCTAGAACAAGCCTTAATTTATTATTTGCAGAGTGGGCAAATAGAGGTATCCATTTATGGAAAGTCTCTTTAAATGAAAACCAATTAGTTTCGGGACAAGCTGAATATGCTGTTGATGGAAATGTAAGTGATGTTTTAGAAGCTTTTGTATCCAGTACTGGTGCAGGTGCGAACACTGTTAATACTCAAGATGTTGCTTTATCAAAAATAGATAGATCGGCATATTCTGCACTACCTAATAAATTAGCAGTAGGGCAACCTTCACAATATTATGTGGACAGACAAGAAATACCAAAAATATATTTATACCAAGCCCCTGATTTAAATACTTACACTTATTTAAAATATTACGTAATTAAAAGAATTGAAGATGCAGGAGCATACACAAATGATGCTGATGTTGTTTTTAGGTTTTTACCCTGCATGGTTGCAGGACTTGCTTATTACTTAGCTATGAAAAATGCACCTACACTTGTGCAACAGAATAAATTAATTTATGAAGATCAATTAAAAAGAGCTCTGGATGAAGATGGTCAAAGAGCTTCTACGTTTATTACTCCACAATCATTTTACCCTAATGGAATATAACAATGGCTAAATGGGCAACAGGAAAAAGAAGTCAGGCAATATCAGATAGATCCGGTATGGCTTTTCCATATAATGAAATGGTAAAAGAATGGAACGGTTCTTTAGTTCATTATTCTGAATTTGAACCTAAACATCCTCAAATTAGAAGAAGACACTTTACTGCTGATGCTATTGCTTTACAAAATACAAGACCACAAAGATTTCAACAACCTACTGATATAGATGGAGTAATTGCTTCTTCGGGGGGACAAGGAATGGCAACAGCTGATTTAACTTTACCTGGAGATTTTGCTTTTGATAACCAAGGTATTTCAGCAATGATTCCAGCAAACCCATCACTACAAAATAGAAGAAGAGCACTTTTAATTAATACAGGAAACGTAACCGTGGAGATTTCATAATGGCAGTAAGTTATTCAAATTTTTTAACTCAAGTTCGAAACTACACAGAAGTAGATAGTAATGTTTTAAGTGATGTAATTATTCAAGATTTTATAAGATCTGTAGAATTAGACATTGCAGGTAAAGTTGATTACGATGATTTAAGAAAATATTCATCATCTAATTTTACTGCAAGTAATAGATACGTAAGTTTACCTGCAGATCTTACAATAATAAGATCTGTGCAAGTAATAAATGGTTCAACAAGAACTTTTTTAGAAAAAAGAGACACAAGTTATATATCTGAATTTAACGGAAGTGGAGCTACTGGTTTGCCTGCTTATTGGGCTAATTGGGATGAATTTAATTTATTAGTGGCACCTGTCCCTGACCAAGCATATGAGGTTCAAATAAATTACATTACTGATCCACCAAAATTTACTTCAACAAACGAAACTTTCATATCTAAGTATCAAGAATCAATGTTATTACATGGCGTATTAACAGAAGCTTTTAGATTTTTAAAAGGCCCTATGGATATGTACAGCTTGTATGAAAAGAAGTATAATGAAGAAGTACAAAATTTTGCCTTACAACAAATGGGTAGAAGAAGACGAGCGGAGTATGATGATGGTGTACCTAGAATACAAGTGCCTTCACCGACTCCAAATACATAAATTAATTAAGGAGAATAATTATGGCAATAACAACAAATGCAATTTGCAATTCATTTAAAAAACAATTAATGGGTGGCGAACACGATTTCGATACATCATCGGATACTTATAAATTAGCGATGTACACATCAGTAGCTACTTTAGGTGCTTCAACAACAAACTATGCAACAACAAACGAAGTATCATCTTCAGGTTATACTGCAGGCGGTAAAGCTCTTGTTAACCAAGGTGTGAAAGTATCTTCAGGAGTAGCAATTACTAGCTACGCTGATTTATCTTTTACAGGTGTTACATTAACAGCTAGAGGAGCTTTAATTTACAACACAACTACTGACGGTGGTACAGGTACTACTGATGCTGTTGCTGTTTTAGATTTCGGTGCAGATAAAACTGCAACATCAGGAACTTTTACAATTCAATTCCCAGCATTTACTACATCTGCTGCGATTTTAAGAATTGCTTAATACGGAACTAAAATGATATGGCCACTGGATGGGGTAATAAAACATGGGGAGCATCAGATTGGGGAGACCTATCTAATGAAACCATTTCCGTCAGTGGCATATCACTTACATCAACAATAGATTCATCAACAGCTCAAGCCAACGCTGATGTTGATGTAACAGGATCTCAACTCACATTCACAAACGCAGGTGCCGTTGGAGGTACTTCTGTTTCATTATCTGTAGCCGGTATTCAAGCTACTCTCTCTATGGGAGAGGAAGATATTGCAAGAGGTATTCAACAAGATGTCACTGGCTCACAATTGACTACAACACCAGGTGCTGTCACCATTGATGATCAGTTTTTAATTGGTGCGGGTTGGGGTAGAGATGGTTGGGGAAGTTTAGCTTGGGGTGATGCTTACTCAGTTCAATTAAATGGTATTTCATTAACATCTTCTATTGGAGATGAAAATGCATTTACGGATGTGGTAATAAATGTAACAGGATCAGAATTAACATCTACTTTTGCTAACCCATCATTCTCAATTCAGATCGACCAAGATATATTTGTATTAGCTTCTGAAGATCAGTTAGATGCTCTTATAGGTTCTTTGGATGAAGTTACAGGTACAGCTACAGTAGATGTAACAGGTATAGAATCAACAAGTGAGATAGGGGTTGCGGTTGGAGGTACTAAGACACCTGTAGATGTAACTGGAATACAGGCTACCATGACTTTAGGAAACTTTACGTTAGTACAGTCTACTAATGAACCAGTTACTGGCCAACAACTAACTTTAGCATTAGGGGAACCAGCAGAAATACCAGGTCAGATAATTGGTTTAACAGGTCTTGAAATAACAAGTGGTATAGGTGCTGTCACAGTTATTGGAGAAGCAGGTATTGACGTTACCGGCATACAGTTGACTTCTACCGCTGGTAGCCTTAATATAACAGCGTGGGCTGAGGTAAACCCAGGAGTAAATAATACTTGGACGGTAGTTGATAGAGCTGCTTAAATGAGGTAAAATATAATTATTTAGGAGATAAAAATTTATGACATCTAGTTATTCAACAGATCTAAAACTCGAACTAATGGTCACTGGCGAAAACGCTGGTACATGGGGTGATAAAACAAATTCAAATTTAAATTTAATTCAACAAGCTGTTGGTGGTTATGAGGCTATCACTTTAACAAGTGGCGGAACTGTGAACCTTGTTATAACGGATGCAGCTTTGTCTACTGCAAGAAACATGATAATTAAATTTGCTACTGCAACTATTGCTGCTAGCACAATTTGTACTATTCCAGATGGAATTGAAAAATTTTACATATTCGATTGTAGTGGTCTTACAGATGCAAACAATCTTACAATTAAAACTGTATCAGGTACAGGTTTTTCACCAACTACTGCAGGTGCGGCAAGTCCTAAAATGTTCGCTGCATATTCAGATGGAACAAACCTAGTTGAAATTTCATTAAATACTTTAGGTGGAACTATTGCAACAGCTCAATTAGAAGCTTCTTCAGTTACAAGTGCAATACTTGCGGACAACGCAGTTACAACTGCAAAAATTTCAAACGCAAATGTTACAACTGCAAAAATTGCAGACAATGCAATTACAACTGCGAAAATTTCAAACGCAAATGTTACAACTGCAAAAATTGCAGACGATGCTGTAACTGCAGACAAACTTGCAGACACTGCGGTATCTGCAGGAGATTATACAGCTGCATCAATTACAGTTGATGCTCAAGGAAGATTGACCGCAGCTTCTTCAGGAACTGGTGCAGCAAATTTTAAACCAGTGGTTTTTAAAAAGGGACCTGGTTCTGGAAGTGTAACTTTAAGTCCTGGCGCAAGTAAGGTACAAGCATTTTTATTTGGTGGCGGAGGAGGATCAGGATATAGAAATACTAACGAACCTGCTCAAAGAGGTGGAAACGGAGGACAAGGTGGACTCGGTTTCTTTACAGCTAATGTTACAGGAGGAAATAATATACCATACTCTATAGGCAGTTCAGGCAATGGAGGTAATTCTCCTAATCAACCTGGTAACGCTGGCAATGACACAAATTTTCATACTTTTTTAGCTGAAGGTGGTGGAGGAGGTGGAGGAGGTAACAACCAATCCGCAGGAAACGCTGGTAATACACCAGGTGCAGAGTTTAATCCTAGTCTTGGAATTTTATTTGATGATGAAAGAGGTGGAGGCGGTGGTCCAAACCCTAACCCAAGTCCTGCCCAACCTGGTATAGCAGGAACCGCTGGAGCTATTGTAATATATACTAACGAAGGATAATTTATGGCGTATTTAATTTTTAACAACCAAAATCAATTATCAAAAATAGCTGCTAATGATTTAGAAAGAGACTCACAAAATTTAATTTTATCTGACTATTCTGTAGTTACTGTTTCGGATGCTGATTTTTTAAAAGTAAAAACAGGAGTAGTTTTAACATCATACGATGGATCAAACGTGAGTTTAACAGATCATAGTGATATTATAATTACGGATGAAAATATGTTAAAATCAATTATTCAAAGCATTTTAAATAGCTTAGAACAATTTTTAAAAGGAAATCAAGACAATTCACTTTATAATTCTGTAAATGATTATAAATCAACTTTAGAAAACTTTGATACATCTTCAGTAACTTTTCCTTTAAATAAGACTTGGGAACAATATTGTAATGAAAACTCAATAACTTTCTATAATCCTTTACAAATACCTTAAAATAAAATAATAATCTTGGATGTTTTCTAATGAAATAAAATTTATTTCTAATAAAGAATTTTTAAGTGTTACAGATGTTTTACCAAAACCAACAAAATTAAATATACCAAAATGGTATAAAGAATTAAATCACACTACTGCAAATAAAACTATTAAAGGTTGTATGCCTTTTTTAGATACTTTAACGACAGGATATATTATTAAAATGCCTGTTGATTATCACATAGAACATAATAAAAAAAAAGATGAAAAAAGATATACAGTTGGTTACACTAAATTATTTAAAAATTCTTGTTCTATAACCACTAACACAAATGTTAATGTAGCAAATTCTACAGAATCACACTCTATTAATCAACTAGGAGAAAAATGTCCTTTTGTAAAAAAAAACAAAAATCTTGCTTTTCATAAATTATTAAATCCGTGGATAATAAAAACACCACCAGGTTATTCTTGTCTTTTTTTACCCCCAATGAACAACGGTGATGATAGGTTTTCCATAATTCCTGGAATAGTTGATACAGACACTTATCCTTCAGAGGTAAATTTTCCTATAATTATTAATGGCGATAAGTATCCTATTTTAGATACAATTATTGAATCAGGAACTCCGATTGTACAAGTTATTCCATTTAAAAGAGAAAAATGGAAAATGACTATTGAAGCTGAATCTAAAGAAGATAAAAACAAAAGAACTTTTCTTCAAGGAAGAAAAATTTTTAATGTTTATAAAAATAAGTGGTGGTACAAAAAATCATGGAAATGAATTCTTCAAAGTTATTAGATTACATTAGAGTATACGATGATGTTTTAAGCAAACGAACTTTAGATGTTTTCTTAAAAATATGTGGAGAAAATGTTAATTTTTCTGATGCAGGTCTTGCATCGAAAGAAAACGACAACCCTATTAATAAAGAAATAAGGGATGTAAAATCTTGGCCATTATTTAATATTGGTCCAGAAAGTAGAACAGAAGTTTTTTGGTGTAATTATTTTACTTTTACATTTCGTAAATTTATACAAAAATACAATCAAAGTATTGGTAATTCAGAATTAGGATTTATACTTAAAGATATTGAAGTTTTAAAATATGAAAAAAATGGAAAATATAAATTTCATGTCGATCATGGAACATATTCACCTAGAACATTTAGTTGTATATATCTTTGTAATAGTAATTATGAAGGAGGAGAACTTTGTTTTAAATTTTTAGGAGAAGAAGAAGAATTAATTATTGAAAAAAAATCAAATAGAATGATTGTGTGGCCAAGTAACTTTTTATACCCTCACGCAGTTAAACCAGTAACAAAAGGAATTAGATATTCAATCGTGTCATGGGCATTATAGGTAAAGACTTTAAATATAAAAAAATAGAAAATTTCTTATCAAAAGAAGAAATTGAATTACTTAATTTATATTGTGAAATGAAACACCGTGTAAATTTAAAAGATTTTAATAAAAATCAAATTTCTGAGTCAATTCCAAACTCTTCTTTTTATGGAGATCCTTTAATGGAATCTTTAATGTTAAGTAAAAAATCTTTGGTAGAAAAAGAAACAGGAAAAAAACTTTTGGCAACGTATAGTTATTGGAGGATGTATACGAAATATTCAGATCTAAAAAAACATAAAGATAGACCTTCTTGTGAAATAAGTGCAACTATCAATATAGGTAGTGATGGCACAGATTGGCCAATTTATATGGAAGGAGATCCAATTTTTTTAAAACCAGGTGATGCAGCTATATATTTAGGATGTGAACTAGAACATTATAGAGAAGAATTTAAAGGAGATTGGTGTGCACAAACTTTTATTCATTATGTTGATGCAGAGGGTAATAATAAATCTTTTGAAAAAGATAAAAGACCCTATTGGGGTGTAAAAAATTAATATGAATTTCAAACAAAAAAAAGACGGTTCTTGCACTTTAAATTTTAGTGAAGAAGAAATAAAAATTATACAAAATAAAAAAAGTATTCATTTTACTGCTGAAGCTTTAAGACATTTTGGAAATGTTCTTATGTCAATGATAATTCAATTTAATGAAAATTTTGATGAAGAAACAAAAAATAAAGCAACTTTTAGTAACGAAATAAAAATTACACAAGAAAATTATAATGACAATAAAAGTAGAAAATAATTTTTTACATAATACTTCCTTTTGGAAAATGTGCAAAACTATTTCAAGTGGAAATTTTCCATGGTATATTGATGGTGTGCACGATGATTTTATTCATAATTTAATTTATGATCCTAATTTAGAAAAAGAAAACAGTTTTTATGCAACTAAAATATTAAGTCCCCTAATAGAAAAATTAAATTTAAAAAATATAATATCTTCTAAAATTACCCTTAACAATTCTAGTTCGAAAAAAGAAAAAAAAACGCCTTATGAAGAAAATGTAGAAGAAAATAATCAAACTTTTAAAGGTCTTTTATGTATGAATACAAATAATTCAGAAATAGAAATATTGGGGACAAATAAAATATCTTTAGTTGAAAATAGATTTATTTCTTTTCCTAAGAATATTCCCTATTTTGGTTCTACCCACACAGATACAAGATGTAGAATAGTTCTGGAGATGGTCTACAATCTTTAATTAAACTAAGGTATAATGCTTTTATGGCTTTAAATTTAATTAATATAAGACCAGGATTCAACAAGCAAATTACAGATACTGCTGCTGAAGGGCAATATGTAGATGGTGATTTTGTAAGGTTTCGTTATGGGTTCCCTGAAAAAGTAGGCGGATGGTCTTCTATTACAACAGACACCTTAGCCGGTGGCGTAAGAGCACAGCACCAGTGGGCAGATTTAGATGGTAATAGATATGTAGCACTTGGATCTCAAAGAGGATTATATATTTATTATGGAGGAGCATATTATGATATTACTCCATTAGAGGCAGCGCAAACAGGAGGAACGTTTGATACTACAGACACCTCGCCAACGGTCACCGTAAACTTAGTTGGTCATAACATGATTGCAGGGGACTACTTTACTTTTACAAGTGTAACTCCACCAGTTGGTGCGGGATACACAGCAACCGATTTTACTGATCAAACTTTTGAAGTAATCAGTGCAACGATTAATACTTTTACAATAACAATGGCAGCTAATGCCGGAGTTACTGTTGCAGCTTCAGGAGCATGTACTGTAAACAGATATGTTAAAGTAGGTCCTATTGGACAGACTTTTGGTTTTGGATTTGGTACAGGAGCTTATGGAGGAGCCTCTGGATTAACTACTACTTTAGATGGAGCCATTGATGCAGTAGTTACCACCATTACTTTAACTTCTACTGCAGGTTTTCCAACAACAGGGGTTATTAAAATAGATAATGAACTTATAAGTTTTACAGGTATTTCAGTAAATGATTTAACCGGATGTACTAGAGGATACAATGGAACTTCTGCAGCTTCTCATGTTGATAATGCAGGCGTTGAATACTTTACTGCATGGGGTTCAGCTTCTTTATCTTCTACGGTTAGACTAGATCCAGCTGATTGGGCTTTAGATAATTTTGGACAAATACTAACAGCTACTATAGCAAAAGGAAGAACTTTCACATGGCAGCCTATAAGTAATAATAATAATGCTTTAGAAGTTAGAGCAACTATTATGGCAAACGCTCCTACTAAAACAACTGTTTCAGTTGTATCAGACACTGACAGACATTTTATACATTTAGGAACGGAAGCAACAATTGGAGACACTTCAAGTTTTGATCCAATGTTAATAAGATTTTCCGACCAAGAAAATTACAGTGATTATCAACCAACAAGTGTTAATACAGCAGGTACTTTTAGAATAGATGATGGAACTGAAATTGTAGGTGCGATAAGAGCAAAAGATTATATTTTAGTTTTAACCGATACTGCTGCTTATACCATGCAATATGTTGGGGCACCTTTTACTTTTAGTATTAGAAAGGTAGGATCTAATTGTGGTTTAATGAGCTCACATTCGATGGCTTTCGTAGATGGTGTTGTTTATTGGATGGATGATGCAGGTTCTTTTAATGCCTACAATGGAACGGTTGTTAAAATACCTTGTTCGGTAGAAGATTTTGTATTTAATACAGCTAACCCAGGAGATTTAGGTTTTAATTATGATGCTGGAAAAATAGTTTACGCTAGCCACAATTCATTGTTTAATGAAATTAATTGGTTCTATCCTTCAAATACAGCTACTGAAATAGATAGATGTGTTACTTATAATTATCAAGATAAAGTTTGGTATACGAGTTCTTTATCTAGAACGTCTTATTACGATGCTCATCTATTTGATAAACCTTATGCTACTTCTTTTGATACTACAGGAGTTCCTACTTTCCCAGTTATCCAAGGAGTGACAAATACTTCTGGTTCTGCTACATTCTGGGAACATGAAACTGGAACTGATCAATTGGCTAATGGAGTAACTACAGCAATTTCTTCTTTTATTGAGACTGGAGATTTTATGATACACCTAGATGGTGACGGAGAATATTTTACAAAGGTAAGAAGATTTATACCTGATTTTCAAAGACTAAATGGAACTGCAACGGTTACAATTTTATTAAAAGACTATCCATCAGATACAGCGGCTAGTTCTTCTTTAGGACCTTTTTCTGTAACATCAAGCACTCAAAAAATAGATACACGTGCTAGAGGAAGATCAGCTAGTTTAAAAATAGCTAATCTATCTAGTGGAGAAACTTGGAGATATGGAACTTTTAGAGCAGACATACAACCGGACGGTAGAAGATAATGGAAAACATATTTTTAAAAGATTATGTTAATAATATAACACAAGCTCAAGATCCATACGGTATCGCAGCCGTTCAGGCTCAGCCGGGTTTTGAAAACTACACACCTTCTTTTGAAAACCAATCATTAACTCCTATGGGCTTAACTGAAACTCAAGGAACACAACTACCAGACTTTAAGGAAATGGCAAAAAACATTGCTATGAATACTGCAAAGAATTATGCTATTAAAAAAATGGGTCTAGAAGGTATTAAAGGAAATGTATTAAATTCAGTAATAGGTGCAAGTAGTTTTACGCACCCGATAGGTGCGTTATACACAGTAGGTTCATTATTACCTGATGGTGTAAGGGGTATTGCAGAAGTTTTAAGAAGTAAAAGAGCTCAAAAAGCTATTGAGAGAGATATTAAAAGAGATTCACAAGGAAACGTTAAAACAGTTAACATGCAAAATGCAGGAAACCCTAACCCTTACGGTGGCGGAAGTGGTGGAGTTCAATCTGGAATGGCTTCACAAGGTCAAAAAGATGCTGGTCCTGGTTTTAGTAGAAGTGGTTTTGATTCAGCAGAAAGAGGAATCGCTTTACATGGCTAAAATAACTAATTACATTCCAGAGCCTACTCCAGAGTATGATTCAAATAATCAACAACAAGTTCTTCAGTCGTTAGAGACTATGAAAAACCAACTTAACTTTACTTACCAACAGGACTTGAAAAATGAACAAGATACGTTTAATTACTTTATGCAATGACAATAAGATATAAAAGCGAAACATTTGATTTAACTACAACTAATGTGACTACTGTTTTGACGTGTCCATCAGATGCAACTATCATTGTAAAAGCTCTTCAAACTAGTCATCAAGCTGCATCAAATGTGGATGTTGATGTTTTTTTACAAAAATCTGGAGGGTCAGATGTAGAGATTAGTCATGCTCAATTAAATAAAAATTTTACAAACATGGTTAGTTCAAGTTTAAATCTAGAAGCTAGTGATGTTTTAAAAGTGCAAGCAGATACTGCTAATCAAATTACAGGATCTGTTAGCTATGCTTTGATAGATAGATCACAGGAAAATGGCTAGAAATTAAAAAACTTTATGCTCATACCTAAATCTGAGATAACTTCAATAAAGGAAAATAAAGTAACTTTAGTTAAAAGTTTTATTTCTTTAAAAATAGATTATGATTTTAATTTTTTAAGCCAACTTCTTGAAAAAAATGATTTACCAATTAATGCTAAATCAGCAGTAGGTAATATGAGAGATGTTTTTCAAATAAAAAAAGTAGAAAATTTATATGAAGAAATTAAGCCAACGATAAATTATTTAGGAGATTTATTTTCATATGAGAAAAAAGAAAATGATGGAATAGATTTATTTTTTAGTTTTGTATCTCAAGTTGGTGTTTCTCATTGGGATGATGAAGATGTTTTTATAATAGGGTTAGAAGGTGAAGTAATATATAAAATTTTTGGTAGTGAAATTAAAAATTATGTTGTAAAAAAAGGAGATATGATGTTTATTCCTAGAGGTTTAAAACATAAAGTAATTGCGCTTAGCCCCAGAATGACAGTATCTGTTGGTTTTTATGGTAGGAGAGTAAATGTCTAAAATAAATATTTTTATTAGAAGTATTTTATGTGATTTTTTAATTGATGAAAAACTAGACAATGAAATAATTAAAGAATTAAAAATACAAGAAAATTTAGATAAAAATATAAAACATTCAAATGTAGGAGGCTTTCATAGTGAATTTATCAACAACAAACTTATTTGTGATAAAATATTACAGAATGCTTATAAATTAATAACAGATAATTATAAATTAAAAAAAAGAACTAATTTTAATTTAATAAATTTGTGGATAAATAAAAATAACAAACATCATTTTAATGCCACGCATGTTCATCCAGCTTCCTACTTTTCAGGAGTGTATTATGTAGATGTTCCTAAAAAAAATGGGGAGTTAGTTTTTATAGAAAATGACATGTTTACTATGAATGCTTTATGTGATTTTTTTGAATCAAATGAATTTTCTTCTTCTTGTAACATATCACCAAAAAAAAATTTGTTTATAATATTCCCTTCTAGTTTTAGTCACATGGTAAATCCACACTATGAAGATTTAGATAGAATATCTGTTTCTTTTAATATAAGGTTAGAGGATGGCTAGAAAATTTAAAGACTTTGTAACTAGAGATAAGCCTAAAAAAAGAGGTCCTCGAAAACATAAAAAATCATTATCGAAAAGTGAGAAACGTCAAAAAAGATTAAAACGTTACAAGGGCCAAGGAAAAGGCTAGACAAATAAATCTAAAAGTATTATAAAAAGCTATGACTGATTTACCAAAAATACCGGCCACAGCAAAAGAAATTATTAAACACAAAAGAACAGGCAAAGTATATGCTAGTAAAACTGATTTTGATAACGATGTTGCTGATCCCAATACTGATACTACTGTGGATGACTTTAGACAAGACCTTGAAATTAAAGTTACTAAAGTTTCTATGGGTGCGTTAACTAAAAAATAATGCAACCTCGTGGTGCTACCGAAATACAAATGGAGATGCTCCATAAGTATGTAGATAAAGACATACTGAATCAAGTTCAAATTTGTACATCAATCCCTGGTAAAGTTCCAATTGACCCAAACAAAGTAAATATACTTTGGCAAAAAAATTCTTGGGATCAACCTAATCTTCAAGAATTCTTTGGTAACAAAGCAAGACATAAAGAATATGATTGGTATGTATTTAATAGTCACTGGAATTATGAAAAGTTTAGATACTTTTTTGATGTACCTTCAGATCGTTGTCTAGTTATTAAAAACGGTATAGAAGATTTTCCCATAAGAAAAATCTATAAAAAAGGTGAGCCTATAAAATTAATACACCACTGCACACCTTGGAGGGGTTTAAATGTTGTATTACGTGCAATGCAAGAAATAAAAAACCCTAATATTATATTAGATGTTTATAGCTCAACACAAGTATATGGGGATGCTTTTAAAAAAGCTAATGACGAACAATTTAAACCTTTATACGAACAGGCAGAGAAACTTCCTAATGTAAATTACATAGGTTATAAACCTAACGAATACATTAGAGAGATGATGCCTAACTACGACATGTTTGTGTATCCTAGTATATTTGAAGAAACTTCTTGTGCGTCTGCACTAGAGGCTTTAGCATCAGGAGTTCATGTAATAACCAATAACTTTGGAGCTCTTTATGAAACTTGTGCCGAATGGCCTGTGTACGTTAACTACTCTAATAATTACGAAACAATGGCTAAGGATACAGCAGCAGCTATTGAAGTTGCAGCGGGATACTTACATGAAGATTTTATACAAGAACATTTAGCAGAACAACAAAAGTTCTATAAAAGATTCTACAGTTGGGATAAAAAAGGAATGGAATGGACAAGCTTTTTGAAAGGAGCCATAAGTGAACGAAACAATAAATGAAGATACTTATCAAACGTTAAAAGAATTAAAAGTTAAACCACAACCTTACGAAAAAGCGATTACTCCATTATGGAAACAGGACACCGGACAACGGAAACCAAAGTCGCCTTATTCTATTATGGTTGCAACTCCAGTACACAGTGAGTGCTCTATACACTATACTCAAGCTTTATTAGAATTACAGCAATTGTGTATTAAAAATAATATACAAATTACTTTTTCTTTAATAAAATCATCCTTAGTTACTCAAGGTAGAAACTTATGTGTATCTGCTTTTTTAGAGACTGATTTTTCTCATCTACTATTTATTGATTCTGATATTTACTTTGATTCAAGAGATATAATAAAAATGCTACAAAAAGATAAAGATGTATTATCCATACCCTATCCTTTAAAAACAATTATGTGGGATAAGGCTATAGAAAAAATTAAACAAGATAAAATTAAAACACCTGATGATTTAAAAAGTGCTTTTAATACTTACCCCATGAAAGTAGAAAATTCTAAAGACATAAAACTAGATAATGGTGTGATGGAAGTTACGCATAGTCCAACAGGGTGTATGATGATTAAAAGAAGTGTATTTGATAAAATGATTAAAGAATATCCAGATAAAGGTATCGTACAAAAAACTGTTATTAACGGGGAATACGTAGATAGGCCTAACATGTGGAATTTCTTTGATACTATTCACGACCCTGTGACTAAAACTTATATGGGAGAAGACTTCTCTTTTTGTAAGCTTTGGAAGGATGTAGGGGGTAAATGCCATGCTTATGTAGACTCTACAATCATCCATATTGGTGAACATCAATATGAAGGTAAGTTTATGGACGAGTTGAAAACTCTTTAGTAAAATGGTATTATTGCATACTTAAGATCTTAATTAGGAGAATTTATTTATATGCCCGGACCATTAGCATTATTACCATACTTAGCAGCAGCTTACGGTGGTTACAAAGGATACCAAGGAGCAAAAGATTCAGGAGCATCAGGACTTGGAAGAATACTTGGTGGTATTACTGGAGCGTATAGTGGTTATACTTTAGGGAACATGGTTCCAGGGACAGTTCCTTATTCTCAGTTGGGACAAAATTTTGCAAGTTTAAAAGGTTTACCAGGACAACAAATTATAAACCCTATGTCAGCTAACACAATTGCTCAAACTCAAAATCAAGGTGGAAATCTTTTAGATATTTTGAAAAGACAAAAAGCTGACGGAACAGGAATGGAATACAGCCCTGGAAAAGTTTCCGCTGCAATAGCTGCTGGAACATATTTAAGTGGTGCGTTTGATCCACAACCAACAGATGTTTATATGCCTGGATACAATATGAATTATTTAGATATGAAAGAAAAGAGACCTGGATACACTTACATCGATCCAACAACAGGTGAAGAAAAAGCATATGAAAAAATTTATTCTCCTGAAGAAGCAGGACGAGGTGATCCAAGAATGGGTCCTTACTCAGTAAATGTTCAAAGATTTAATACAGGAGGACTATCAAGTATTCAAAAATTTAATGAAGGTGGTGTGAATTATTTACCTTCAAAAGTTTCACATGATGAAAACGATGCAAACAATTATGTTAGAGCATCAGGTTATGTAGAAGACGGAGCAGGCGTAGGAGATAAGGACGAGGATACAATGTTAGCTCAATTAGCAGATGGAGAGTTTGTAACAAGAGCAGATGGAGTATTAGGCGCTGGAATCATAGCTGGAGCAAATCCAAATAGTATGAAAGATATGAGAGAAAAAGGTGCCCAATATTTCTATGAACAACAAAAAAGATACAAACGTGTATTTGATTTATTAAAGGATAGTAGAAATGGCATCGGTAAAGAAAAAGCAAATTAAACCTCTAGTAAGTATCTTATCTTTGGAGCCTAAGGATGTTGAGAGATTTTGGCCTTTAGCTGAATTTATGGTAGCAGAAGCTTTAGCATTTTCGGGTAAGTATGCAGATTCTGCTTGGGTTCTTGAGCAATTAAAAAAAGACATGATGCAATGTTGGATTATGTTTGGATCAGATGAGTTTGAAGAAAACAAAGTTTTTGGGATTTGTGTTGGTAGGATTGGTGTTATGCCAAATTATAACCAATACGAAATAGTAATTTGTACGGGAAAAAGAAGAGAATTATGGGAAGATAATTTAATTAAATTCGTTACAGATTTTGCAACGGTTAATAAATGTAAAAGATTAAGTATTATGGCCAGACCCGGTTGGGAAAAAGTTTCCAAAAAATGGGGATGGAAAAAGAAACACGTACAATTAGAGAAATGGATAGGATAAATATATGAGTTTTTTTGGAGGAGGAAGATCACAAGCACCAGCAACACCAAGTTCTCAAACACAATTTGTAAGAGAAGCACCAGGTATTGAAGAACGAAAAATAGAGTTGATGGATATTGCGAGACAAGTCGCACAACAACCTATTAATTTACCTGATTATCAAGTAGCTGGACTAGGTGCTTTAGAACAACAAGGAATGAATTTAGCAGGTACTACTGGCGTTGGTGCAGGAACTGTTCAACAAGGTATTAATCAAATTAATGCTTCAGCGGCTCCGGTTGGTGCTCAACAAATTAATCAATATTTAAACCCATATCAACAATATGTAACAAATGAAATTGGAAGACAAGCACAGATTCAATCAAATCAAATAGCAGGAAATGCAGTTAATGCAGGAGCTTTTGGTGGTGGTAGAGAAGGTGTTCAACAAGCAGAACTTCAAGGTCGAGCCTTGAGTGCTATGGGACAAGCTCAACAACAAGGATTCAATACTGCCTTAGCTGCAGCGCAAAACCAACAAAGAACAGGTTTAGCTGCTGGGCAACAACTAGGTCAAATGGGTATGGGCCAACAACAAATGGCTCAAGGAGATATTAATCAATTAATGGCTTCGGGTGGAGTGCAAAGACAACTAGCACAACAAACACTTGATGCACAAAGACAATCTACATTACAACAACAATACGAACCTTACCAAAGAGCTGAGTTCTTAGCTAACTTGTATGCTGCAGGGCCTAAGTCTTCTTCTCAAGTTACCATGGGAACACAACCCTCTACTAGTCCATTAGCTCAAGCTGTTGGTACTGGTATAGGAGCGTTCACAGCGTTTCAAGGTATTCAACCCAAGCAGGCCTAGGAGGTTTGATGTCACTAAATAAAGTTTTAAACAGACCTATGTTTAGAAAAGAGGCACTTAGAAAAGGTGTGCTTAAAACTATTAATGCAAATACAGGTGTTATGGTTGGACAACCGTACACTTCACCACCAGTTCCAGCAATTAGAAAACCACCTACTGCTTTTGAAAGATTTAAAGTAAGTGGACCTGTAAGAGGAATAAAAAGTTTGGGAAGACAAACTGTAAATCCTGCTATACTTGGTGGTTATTATGC